CAGCGCATGAACGCTGGGTCGCTGCACATGCCAGCGGCCAGGGCGGGCAGTTCAAGTTCCTTCGTCGGGCGGTCGGTCAGCATGCGCAAGTCAATGCGCCAGGCCTCTGCCACCTCGCGGCGCAGGGCGTCGGCAAAGGCGATGCGGGCAAAGCCCTGCTGTGGTGCCAGCACATCGCCGATGCTGTCTTTGCCCACGCCGGGGCGGCCTGTCAGGGCAACGATGAGAGTTTCCCGGCCTCGTCTTGGTGCCACGGCTGGGGCGTTGTCGTTTGTATCGGTCATGGAAATATAGTCAAATTGGGTTGTAGCGCTTATCTATAAAGCGTTAGCAGCTCGTTTTTCGATAGCAAATCGTCACGGGTGCGTCATGCCGCACCGCCTTCCCGAGCCACAGCCAGCGCCGCCACCATCGGCCGCACCCAGATGGGCGTGCTGCCCAGCACGAACGTTTCACCGTTCCGTGCCAGCAGGATGGTCTGGCCCATCACCGTTCCGATCGCCTTTGCCGACTTGCGCGGAACCGCGTTGCCGATCGCCTCGCGCCAGCGCTGATCGCTTTCACCGTCCAGCACAAAGCGTTCGCCCCGGCTGGCTGGGCCGGTGGGGGCGAAATACTCTTCCGGGTCGATGAAGCTCTGCAGGCAAGCCAGTTCCAGCGTGGTGAAAGGTCGGTGCCAAGTGCCGTCCCGCGCCTCGATGCGGCACACCAGCTTGTCGTTCGGCCCCGGCAGCGCCTCCCTTTCGGTGGCAAAACCGGAAGCGGCGCGCGGATCTGCAACGCTCCACGGCCCGTTGTCATGGCACGCCGAAGCGCTCACGGCCCCGGCCGGGTCGTCGTAGCTCACAACGCCGTAGTGCCCGCCGGTCAGGTACGCATCGCCCTTGCCCCGCTGCATGTTGGGGCGCGGATCTGCCACCACGGCCGCGCCGTTCGCGTTGCCTGCGATCACGGCCCTGGTGTGTTCGCTCCAGGGCGTCACGTGGTATTTGCCATGCAGGCCTGCCGGATCCTCTCCACCGCGTGGATCTGCCACGGCCTGCCCGGTGCCGTGCGCGCTGGTCACCGCGCGCGCAGCGCCCTCCCATGACACGATGCGGAATTCGTTGGAGTGCTTGGCCGGGCCACCATGGCGTGGATCCGCCACGCTATAGGCACCCTGCAGCGGCCCCGTTTGACCAGGCACGGCGCCCATGTGCTGCCCCCACTGGCGCACGCCCAGCGCCTGGCCATCCTTCCAAGCCGCAGACGGTGCAAAGCGCGGATCCGCGATGGCGAAATTGCCATTACTCGGGCGCCCCTTGCCGGTGATGGTGCCGCAGTGTTTCCCCCAGTCCTGCACGCCCAGCATGCCGCTGTGCATGTCGGGCACGATCAGGAAGTCCCGCAGGTGCCCGTTTTCCACCGCCAGCTTGTTGAGGCTGCGCCAGTCGCTGCCCGCCTCTACAAAGGCCAGCCGCACCCAGGTTTTCCACTGCAGGGCCGGGATCCGGTGCATGGGGCCGCCCACCGCGTCGCCCGGCAGCGGCACATGCTGCAGCACGTCGCCCACACTGCGCAGCCCGCGCTTTGGCGGCTCGTACAGGAAGGGCGGCACCTTGCGCACCAGCCGTGCCACCAGCAGGAAGCGGCGGCGGCTTTGCCCCAGCCCGTCGCCCAGCTCGCCGCAGTCGTGCGTCGTCTCGGCCGTGGCGTAGCCGTAGTGCTGCAGCATGCTCACGATCTGATCGAGCAGGTGCCGCCCACGGGTTGCAATGCGCGGCACGTTCTCGAACACGATCAGCCCGGGCAAGTCGTCGCCGAAGGCTTCCAGCATCAGCCACACACCGCGCAGCGTCAGTTCGTTGAGCGCCTGATATTTCAGGGTCGAGGCATGCAGGGCAGGGAGCAGGCCCGAAAAGCCTTTGCACGGCGCCGACAGAAACACGATGTCCGGGAACTGCCACTGCGCCGCCGCGCGCACCGTGTCGGCCGTCGCCTCGCGCCAGCTCTCGGGCGGCATGTGCCCATGCCAGGCCAGGTACTGCTCCAGGCTGAACAGATCCACGCAGGCCTGAGTCACACCGTTGAGGGTGTAGAAGTCCCTGCAGGCCCGGGCGTCCACGTCGATGCCGCCCAGCAGCACCATCTTGCCCTTGATGCTGCCGATGGTCGGATCCGCATCCTTGAAGCCAGCTGCGCCGCTGCCAGAGCCGCCGAACAGGTGAAAGTGGGTGACTTCCTGCGGCTTCATGCGTCACCGCCTTCCAGCGATACCTCGTCGTAGCTCACAGAGCCGACAAAAACGGCAGCGAGCAGGATGCCCAGCGAATCGACATCGGGCCAGCCTTCATGCTGTGCTTTGATAACCCTTTGGGTCCAATACCGGCAGTCGCCGCCACCCGTCTGTGCGCCCCCGTCAGACATGAAAAAGGAGATGGCGCAGCTACCGAACAGCCGAACAACCGCCCGCACCACATCGCCGTTCTCCTGTGCCAGACGATCTTCGGCACCAGACCAAAAGGTATTGATGAGGGTTGCAAGATCTGGCGTCAGTACATCGTGGTCAACCTGCAGATTCACCTCTGCATCGTCGAACGAAGCGGCGACGACTTTGTATGTCTTGACGTTGCTCATCACAGGCCATCTTTCACGATGGCAGCACGCTTCGCCGCACTGGCGGCACCAGCCGCGCTGCCTTCAATGCTGATCGAGCCATAGGCACGCGGCGCCAGCGAGGCATTCACTTTGCCGTTGCGGTCCAGCACACGCGGCATGGAGCCGGGCAGCTTCATGGGCGCGCGGCCTACGTTCGCAGGCGCTGCTGATGCGCTGGGCTTGTTCTCGCCTCGGGGGCGAACGGATTGGAAAGCGTTCAGCAGCTTGGGTGCTGCGTTCAGGGGGTTTTGTGTGTTGTTCATATCAAAATTGATAGCTATTTGCGCTTGATAGTTAATGGTTTGCGGTGGATATGGCTGTTATTCGTCGCCGTGTTCTCCTGCGGCTCGGCTCTTGAAATCCACGCCAGGGGGCGCGGCCCGGGCCGGTGGCCAGCGGCTGGTGCGTCCAGTGGTCAAGGGCGGATCCGCGCCGGTGCGGCGCTTGCGTCGGCCGGTGGCTTCCAGGCGCACAAGGCGGCAGGCCACGGGGTCGGCCATCACGGCGTCGTAGTCGCTGGGCCAATGGCGGAAGGCGTAGCGGATGCGCATGGATTCCCATGCGGCGCGCAGCTCTGCAACGGTCAGGGTTGTCATGCGATGGCTCCCCAGGTGTGCATGTGCATGTGGCTCGCACCGGGGCCGCAGGCCTCAGAGCTGGCGCGGATCACGTTCACCGGCTGTACGCCGAACACCTCGCGCACGGCGGGGGCGTAGCAGTGGCGCACGCCGTCCCGTTCCATGCTGTGCGCGCACAGCGTGCAGCCATGCAGGGGCGGAACCAGTTGGGCAAGGGCCTGCAGGTTCATACGGCGCCCCTTCTGCCGCGATGTGGCAGCTGCAGCACCGTGGGGGCCTCGATGTCCAGACACTGCTGGCGGCTGTCAACGGCAGCCAGCTCGCGGGCCTTGGCGTCTGCCTTTGCCTTGGCCTGCATGGCCTTGAAGCGCTTGGAAATGTCGGTGTTGGCCGCGTTCGTGTAGCGGAATGTGCGCGCGGGGTCGAATAGCTTTGTTGAGGGTTCAACGCGGGTCACTGGCATGGCTTTTCCTCCGGTGGGTTAGCGGTGGTTGCGCTGGGGCGCCTCGAACACCCAGCAGTGCACGGTCCGGCCTACGTCCAGGCCGCCTGCGGCTTCGTCTTTCTTGATGCGGATGGCGCTGTTGACGGTCTTCACGTCCACAAAACGACGGGTCTTGCTGGTGCGCAGAACCTTTTTCAGCTCGCTCAGCACGGGCACCTGTTGGCGGTGCATTGCGGCCCGCTCCACGAACTCGTTCAAGTTCACGGCGATCAGGTCCGGGTCGCGGCTGTGGTTCAGGTGTGGGCCTTCCTTGGGGCCCATCGCACCGGCTGCTGGCAGCCAGTTGAGGTAGTCGAATGACTCCCAGAACTCCTGCACCAGCGGGTGGTCTGCGCTGATCGAGGCCTGCCGTTCACGCGCCATGGCGACGATCTGGGCACGCACGGCCAGGTATTGCGGCTCGTCCATGCGCATCAGCTCGCGCATTGCATTCACCATCACCAGCAACTGCGCGTGGTTCTTGGCAATACGCGGCTTGTGCACGCCGTCCTGTTGCAGCAGCCAGGCGGTGGCCTTGTCGGTTTCCTTGTTCAGCGTCTCCAGCACCTTGTCTTCCAGGCGCAGGCAGGCCAGCAGAAACCCCGACAGGTTGGGGATCTCGTAGCCCTCCAGCTTTTTGGCGCTGTCGAACGTCTGCGGTGTGTGGCCCTTCGTGGTGAAGGTCATGTGGCAGATCCGTTCCATGATGGCCTGGCTGGCCTGCACCTGGTTGTTCTGGCTGATGACGATGGACGCCCGAAACGGCGGGTCGTATGTCTCATTGCCCCCGGTGCGCACGCCTGTGGTGCGCACGTTGCGGCCGTTGTAGGCGTCTTTCAGCTCGTCCCAGTCGAAGCTCTTCACGTGCGAACTGCCGCCGGTCTTGGTTTCCCGGTCGGACTCGATCAGCACGATGGGCAGGTTCGACACCTGGGTGAACGTGCGCATGCGGCCCGCTGCCGTGGACTTGCTGGGGTCGAAGCCCTCATAGTCCCGGCCGAACAGCTTCCACAGGAACTGAATCAGCGTCGTTTTGCCGCTGCCCGGCTCGCCCACGATCTCCAAAAATGGGAAGCTCATTTGCTCGGCGCGGATCTGCTCGGCAAACAGGCTGCCGATCCAGTACGCCAGGGCCACATAGCCTTGGGGGCCGAAGGCGTTCCACAGGTGCACGGGCCAGGTTTTGTCTTGCGTCTCCCGGTCGGTGCTGATCTGCAGGGCGATGGACTTCTGCAGGCTCTTGATCGACAGCTTGCCGATCTCGAAATAGTCTTCTGAATTGGCCTCCAGCACCTGGCCGCCGTGCACCGCGTAGTTGCCCAGCAGGTAGGTCTTGTGCGCCGCGCTGTAGCCGATGTAATCGACCGTCTGCACCACCTTGATGTTGTCGAGCTGGCGCAGCAGCATGCGCTCCAGCTGCCCGCTGCTGCCACTGTAGATCGCGCCGGGGGCCAGGTGCAGCAGCTGCTTTTTGAACTCGCTGGCAGTGGTCAGCTGGCCCGCTGTGAATGTGCCTTTGATGGCGGGGCCATCGTGTGGGTTGCTGATCGAAAAGTAATACCAGGCCTCTTGCGTAATTTCGTTGCGCTGGTAGTACAGAGCCTTGGGAACGCAATTGGCGATGGGCTGCAGCACGGTTGACGCCTCAAGCGCCTTGTCCCGAATCTCCGTTTCGGTCATGTACGGCGTTGGGCCGTCGCTGATGCCCTTTTCAATCTGATCTTTGGCCTTGCTATACGCAGCCAGATCCAGCTTGAACCAATATAGCCGGTTTGAAAACTCCAGCTCGAACTCGGTGCGGTTGGTCCTGTTGTAGATAAGCAGGGCCTTGTCCTGGGCCGAATCGGCCAGCAGCAATGCGCCCTGATACAGGTATTCCTCGCGGTCCTTTTCCTCCAGCTTGCCGCGCTGGTGCAGGTCGTTCCAGTCCAGCTTCTGGCCGCGTGGCTGCACGATTTGCGCGGCGCGCGCCACCCAGCCGTCATCCCGTGCCTTTTTCACATGCCGCAGCGTGTATTCGCGCCCGGCCTTGTCGCCGTCGAGGGCGAACACCAGCACCGGCTCTTTCACCTGTTTGCCCTCGCGCTGGATCTGCTCGCGGATGGCCTGCAGCTCTGCCGCCGGGTAGTTGTTGCAGCTCATCAAGGCCACGGCGGCCAGGCCATGGTGGGCCAGTGCAATAGCGTCAAAAATCCCCTCCACCAGCCACAGCTCTGTGGGCGGGGTGGGTGCGTCTGGCTGGTCGGGCCGGGGCGCTGCAAAGCTCAGCTCGGGCATTGCCCACCAGTGCCCGGCATAGCTCCCGCCATACTTGAAGTTGGCCTTCTTCTTGCCGAATCGGGCGGGCTTGTCGATCAGGCGTTCCCACCAGGTACCTGCCACCGCAAAGCGCACCGTGGCGGTGCCAGCACCGCGCCCCCGGTCTGCCCGTTGGTCGAAGTAGTGTTCTTGTGCGTACAGGCCACGGATCCGCGCCAGATCGAACCCGCGATGCTGGGTTAGGTAGGCGTCTGCGGCGGCGTTCGGGTTGCGCTGTTCTGGCGGCTTCGCTTCCTCGATCACTCGGGTGCGTTCGCTCCAGCTCTCGAACAAGTCGGCGTAGAGCTCCTTGGCGTGGGCCTCATAGCCGCAGTTGTTGAGACGCTCGCACCGCACCACCCAAGGGCTGGCGGCGTAGGTCCACAGCGAGCGTTTGCCGCAGCCTGGGCACGTGCCCTTGCGCAGGTGCTTTCCGTCTTGCGTCGGCTTGAACGCATAGTCATCCTGCAGGCGCTGGCTGATCTGAGGGAGAAGATCGTCGTTGTGCATCAGCGCGCCCCCAAGCGGATGGCGGCGACATACCAGCCCAGCCCGTAGAGCTGTTCAACCCAGGCAATGGCGGCTTGGCGATTGGCAACGTTGCGCACGGCCACACGGCGGCGGCGGTGGTGCATGTCCACGTGAGTGACTCGGTAGGTCATGCTCAGCCCTTTGCGACCTGCACCAGAACGCCAAAATCGTTCACCACCATCCAGCTAATGCTTGCGTGCCAGATCAGCCCCTCCGAATCCTCGCGGCTGATGTGTGCATACCAGTACGGCCCATCTCGTCGCTCCTGCCCGTCTTTGCTGGTTGTCTTTCGGTAGGCGTTGTATTCAGCGCCCTGGTGAACGGCCTCGTAGCCGCCGTCCATCCAATCAAACACCCGGAACGATGAAGGGGTGTCGGTTTTGAAAATGACCCCCAGTTCCGGGGCTTCTGCCTCTGCCACCGCCACCAATGCCGCAGGCACAAGCGCCAAGGGATCACGGGACACTTGGAGCCCATCCGGCAGGGTCATGGTCATCACGCCCCGCGCCAGATCAACGCGGACGATGCGCGCTTGCTTCGCTTCCTGTAGCAGCTGGAGCGCCTTATTGGGGGCTGTTCTCTTGTTTGTCATGGCGATTGCCTTTCTTTGGGGTGAGCGAATCCCGCGCGGCCTAAAAACAGGCCTCGCAGAACAAGGAAAAGGGGGGCGAGCGGCTCAGCCGCTAGGCGCTACAGGCCAGGCAACTCCGGTTGCTCTACGGTGCGGCCGATCTGGTTGATGTCTGGTGTCTGCACGCCCAACAGGCGCGAGACGAAGTGCACTTGTTGGTGAATGGCGGCGCGCATGCCGCCTTGGGTTTCTTGCTGTAGTGACTTCAGGAAGTTGACCCGCAGGCGCAGCAGTTGCACCTGCTGTCCCACGGTTACGGGCCGGTCTTGCCGGGGCTGGGTGCGCCCTTCCAGCACGTCCAGCACCCACTGGCGGAACGCCTTGGCCCGGTCCGTGCGTGCCAGCATGCCCAGCAGATAGCAGCCGCGTGGGCTGAACACCCGCACAGGTTGAACGCCGCCAGCGGTGGGCAACTCCAGAACCTGGGTCATTTCATCGGTGAACTCGTCGGAGTTGCGGGCGAAGATTTTTTGCACAGCATCGGCAGGGTCTTGGTAGCCCAAGGCACCCCCAATCTGGGGGCCCCTTAGCCATGCCACGTTGTGGATATCGACCACATCGAATTCGGTTTCTTGGAAGGTCAGGACGGCGGTCATAGGGTTGCTCCAACTCGTAGGGGTGAACGAATCCAGCGCGGCCATTTACACAGCCTCGCAAGACAAAAAACAGGGGGAATGGGGGCGGCTTAGCCGCTGGGCCTATGCATCACCCGTCCTCGAACAGATCCAGCGTGCTGGGTGTGCCGTTCTCGGGGATGTGGTCAACGATGCGCTCGTGGTTGAGCTGGCGCTGTAGCAGCCCGCGCCGCACGTGCGACGACAAGGGCAGGTGAATGGCAGGGTTCGGCGTGCTGCTGGGCGTCAGCGAGCACACGATTTCTTCCAACGTCTTGAAGTTGTGGCCGCACTCCCAGTTGCTGCAGCTGTAGGTGGTCTGCCGGGTCAGCACTGACACTGTTTCAGAAGTGCGAACAGTGGCCGGCCAGTTGCAGTGTGGGCAGCTGATACGCCTGGACTCGCGGCGCACCTTGCGGTGCGGGTAGGTTGCCGTAAATGACATAGCGCGTAGAGACCCTGGAGTGGTGGCACACCTGCTGCGCGCTGCCTTGGTGCTGAGCTGGATGAACATGGTGGTGTTCCGGCTCTAGCGCCCACGGCGGGCGCGGTTAGCAGACTCTCCATAGGTGCTCTCAAGCCACTGCATGAAACCCCAGCGCACGAAATTCGTAAGCGGGCGGCCCTCTGCCTTCGCCATCTCGCGCGTCAGTGCGTCATGTTTTTGAGGCAAGCGCAAACTAATTGGCGTTCCATGGCAGATCTTTTCAGGGTCAGTTTCTGCGGCGGTCTTGGTCATTTATGATTGACTCGGATTGATTGGAAGTGAATCAATCTTAGGCATTTAAAAATGAACTGTCAACACCCCTGGATTAATTAAATTATGACATTCGGAGCTCGGTTGAAGGAGGAGCGCACCCGACTGGGCCTTACTCAAGCGCTTTTCGGCGCCCATGGTGGGGTCGTCAAGTTCACTCAGTTCAACTACGAGAAAGACGTGGCGTCCCCCTCGGTGGACTACCTCTACAAGCTGGAGAAGCTGGGGGTAGACATTGGTTACCTGGTAACTGGCCAGCGGACGGCTGTCACCTCGATAGCGCGTGATGAACTGGATCAGCGCACAGCGGAATTGGTCAAGCGATGGGGCCAATTGGGTGAGCCTGCGAAACACCTTGTGGAGACCACCATGCAGCTGCTGCCCGCAGTGCAAGAATCTGGCGATAAAGCCTAGTTCGTGTCGTCGCCTGCGTCCTGATCGGCTGCGGCCTGGGCATCTCCGCTGCCCTGCAGCTCAAGTTCTAGCGAAGTGGTGAAGCCACCGTCCCCCAGGGCGTGCTCCACGGTCTTCACCAGCCAGTCACTGCCGTCAATCTCGGGCTTGAAGCCCTGAACTGAGACCGGAGACTGCGGCATCAGAGCTGGGCGGCCCAGCGCCAGCGTAAGGCGCAGCGTTGCCGCCCCACGGTCTACGCGCTGCATTTCCGCACGCGCAGCGGCCAACGCGTCTTCTTCGCTCGCATAGGTGTCCTTGAGCACTTTCACATCCTCGTCGGTACCGGCCAGCACGCTTCGACGTTTGGCGCTGCCAGCGTCGTGCCAGTGCGCCCGAACGCCCGTGTAGGTGGTGCGTTCGGCCGTGTGGTAGTTGTGCTGATCGCCACTTGCCCGGGTGATGGTCAGAGCCTCCAAGGCCTGGCCGCTGGCGTTTGTCCGTGAGTTGGCAGGTAGGAAAACCAGCGTGCCCTTTTTCACGGTGCACACCGCGTCATGCTGGCGAGCCAGGCGCGTGCAGAAGTGCAGATCGCTCTCATTGGTTTGGTCGATGTGTTGCACCTTGCGGCTCGCCAGCGCTGGGTCAATGCGCGCGGGCAAGTTGTTGCGCGCGGCAATGTCCCGCACCACCTGGCCCACGGTGGTGTCGTGCCAGCTGCCGCTCGCGCGGGTGCGCAGCGTCTTGGCCATATCCGCGCTGCGTGCGGTGATGTGGATCTGGTCAGGTGTGCCCTGATGCTCGGTCTCGTCCACGATGAACGTGCCCTTGTCCACCAGGCCAGTGCTCTCCCATCCAAGACCAAGGGCAATGGTGGCCCCCTTTCTTGGGATCGCCATGCGCCCGTCTGAATCGTCCAGCGTGATCTCCAGCTGGTCTGCCTCGTCGCCCCTGCTCTCGCGCAGTCGCAGATCGATAAGGCGGCTTGAAAGCCGGGGGGTAATGTCCTGGCCGTTGACCACCAGGTGGTAATCCGGTTTTTGTGCAGCAGTCACAGCATCCACCAATCCCAAAAATCATCGTCATCGGCTTCTGGATTCCCTCCAGATCCAGCACCACCCGAGGGGTCGGCCAAGTAGTCATCCACCCTTGCAAGCTCTAGGGTGAAGTCCACGCGTCGGGCGATGCCCTCGGCAATGAACACGCTCCCGGTTTCTTGAACGCGTTGGATCACCCAGGCCCCGAAAACCACCCCGGTGCCGCCCACCAGGGCGTAAGCCTTGCCTGCATCGGCCATGGCGCGAACATCGTCCAGGCTGCGTCGGTTACCGCGAAATTCAGGCACCTGCAAGCCGGTGAGTGTGATGGTGTCTTCACCCACGCCAGTGAACTGCCGCGCGGGCCGCGCCCCCACTCGGCTGTTTGTCGGATGTCGCCACTCTGTGCTGCGCTGCAGCTCTTGGTAGGTCAGGGTATCCAATCCGAAAACAAACTGGCCCAAGGCCATCATGCTGCTCATTTGCGGTTACTCCATGTCGCTCATCTGGCTGTTGACCCTGCGGCGCTTGGCTGCCTCCATGCGCTCGATTTCCGCGCGCACGGCTTGGGCGATGGCCTGCCCGTCCATGCCCTGGCTGGCGTGGATGGTGATCTGGTAGGTGCTTGCAACTGCTGGCGCTGCAGTGGCGGGCCCAGTGGGCCGGGCCAGTGCGGAACCCCCAGCCATTGCCATTGATGGCGGACTGGTGGCCGCTAGGCCTGCAGCTGCAGCCGATTCCAGTTGCCGCCCCTTCTGCATGCCAATCGCTGCAGCAGGTTGTGCCAGTGCCGAATCGGCAGCCACTGCCATTGGGGCGGCAGTGGTGGCCGCGAGGCTCACAGCCGCAGCTGCTGCCAAGTGCTGGCCCTTCTGCATGCCGATGGCCGCGCCCTCTGAGATCCAGCCACCGTATTCCATGAACACGCGGCTAGGGCTATTGATGCCCAGCGTTTCCTTGAACGTGGCGGCCACTTCACCGGCAACGCCCACCACCGTGTCGCGCAGGGCGGCTAGGCGTGACGTGACGCCGTTGGCCAAGCCAGTGATCAGATCCGCCCCCGCTTGAAAGAACTGGTCTTTCAACGCCACCAGATCTGTCCACAAGGCGATGGCACCGCCCTTGATCTCATTCCAGCGCGTGTACCACATGGTTGCGGCCGTGGCCAGCAGCGACAGCGCCAAACCAAGAGGCGTCGCCATTAAGAAGCGGCCCATCATCAGCAAGCCGCGGCCAAGGGCGAAAACGTAAGGTAGTGCCATGCGCCAGCCAGCGCTCAGCAGTGTGGCCGCACGGGTGAGTAAGCCCATCGACGCACTGGCCACGCGCGAAGTAATTGCCATACCACCGAAGGAAATACCCAGGCGTGCCATTGCGAAGCGCAGCAGGGCTGTTTTCGCAATAAGCAGGCCAATCGGAATTAGGATGGCACCGGCCGCTGCCATCAGAACGCCCAACACAATGGCGGCCTTGAGTCCCCAGCCGACCAGCTTGGAGTTTTCCTGCATCCAGGCCGTGAAGGTCTTGAGCATGGGGTTTACGGCGTTGAAGAACTCCAGCATGGGGTCTTTGAGAGTCTCGCCAGCAATCGCCATTGCATTGAACATGCGGTTCTGCTGCATGATGAGTTGAGCGCTCGCTGTCATCTTGCGCGCGGCCGCCTCCCGCGCCATGCTGCCTTTGGCATCCTCTCCATTCACCAGCGCGAGTTGGCGATGTAGTTCCTCGGTGTTGTTGACCAACTTTGAAAGGCGGCCTACGTGCTCTTTTCCCACCAGGTCCGCCATTACTCCAAGCTGCTCCGCTTTTGGGAGCTTCTTAATTGCTTCGGCCACCTTCAAAAGGGTGGCTACAGCGTCGTCGGCCATCCCCGCCTGCAGGTTCTCGGGGGTCATGCCTATGTCATGGACAGCGCCTTTGAAACTCTTTGTTCCTCGCGTGGCCGCAGCAAAGTCTGTAAAGATCGCTTTAACGGAAGTGCCTGCGGTTTCTTCCGTCTCACCGGAGGTGAGCAAAGTGCTACCCAGTGCAGCCATGGCTGCACCTGTAATCTTCACTGAACCGCTCACACCACCTACACGGTTCAAAAATCCGATGATGTCCCCACCCTTGCTTATGGCGTTGTCGTCGAGATAGTTGATAGCATCAGCCATACCTCGAATCTCCGTGATCGGGATCTTCAAGTTGTTGGCGATCTTGCCCATGCTCTCTGCAATTTGATCCGGCACGGCATCGAAAGCATCCGCCATTTCACTGGTCAGTTCGACAAAATTGCCCAGCTCAGCTGTGGGCACTCCCATGCGGGCGGCGGCGGTCATCATCTGTGCGATCTGCACTGACGATTGCGGTAGGCGCTCAGACAGGGCGCGCACCTGCTTTTCTGCCTCGCGGTAGACCTCGGTGAGCTTACCGCCCTCATCCCGAGCGCCCTTCACCTGGCGCGCGACGCCCAGCATGGCGTCTTCATGCTGCATGAATGCGCCCAGGGGCGATGTCGCAAGCTGTATCGTGCGCTGCCCGGCATACATCCCAGCCGCACCGCCAGCCGCCATGCCCGCCCCGAGGGCCGCCCCCTTCTTGGTGGATGCCTCCAGCCGCTCCAGACGTGCCTGGGCCGCTCGCTTGCGCTCTATGGCCTTGGTCGTCTGGTCCACCGCTTCGGCAAGGCGCTTTTCGTCCGCTGCTGCGTTGGAAATGCCCATGCCTGCCAAGCCCTGTCGCAGGCGCCGCGTCTGTTCGAGCTGGCGAGCATAGGCCTGGGTGAGCTTGTTCACCGCGTCGTTCGATGCTCGGTACTGGGCGCCCACGGCCTTGGCTGCGTCGCCGCCTTTCTTGAGTTCTGCCACCAGCGCCTGCTGGGCAGTGCGCGCAGCGTCCAGCCGGGCCTTTGTTTCGCGCAAGCCCTCTTGCATGCCCCGATACCGTGCGACGGCAGCCTGCTGGCGCTCCAGGCCCCGCAGGGCCTTCTGTGCCTCGTCCAGATCGCTGCCAAGGGTACGGGCGCCGGATCCAATCCGCTTGAGGGGCGCTGAAACGCGGTCTGCCATGTCCAGCAGCACCTGCAATTTGAGTTTGTCCATGGTGCTCAGCTCTTGGTGGTGTTCATCTGCTGGAATCGGTCAATGGCCAGTGCACGCCAGTGCATCAGCTCGCCCAGCTCCATGGGATTCATGTCAGCCGGGCGCCAATGGAACACGGCCGCAACATCGGCCATGGCCTCCTCTACTCGTTGAGGAATGCCGCTTCCTTCTGGGCGGCGTGAGCCTTCGCCAGAGTCGCCTGCGGTACCAAAAAATCAACCACCTCCGTTGCGCAGGCGATCAGATCTACGGGCTCCATGGCTTCCACTTCGTGCTTGAGCAGCGGCGGCTCTGTGATGCGGGGCAGCAGCAGCATCACGGCTTCGGCGCGCAGCTGCAGCAGCTCGGCCAGGTTGATGCCGCGCAGTGCGCCCGCCTTGGGCTTACGCAGGTGCAGCTGGGTGATGGTGCTGGCCCCCCGGGCGATGGGGAATTCCAGCGTGACAGTGGCGGCCGTGTTTGCCGGTGCTGCTGGTGCGGTGGTGTCGGTGTTGGTGGTCATGTCATGCAATCAAAAAAAGGCCGCTGCCCCGCGTTGGCTACAGGGCAGCGGCAAATGGCCTTCTCACAAAGGCCCCCCTGAAAACTGTGCCTTTACACGCCCAGCGCCGCGCGAACGGCGCTCAGGCGGTCTTCGCCGTGAACGATTTCGACCAGGTTCACCAGATCGATTTCCAGAATCTGCTCTCCGTCCACTGTCAGCTTGTAGTAGGTCAGCGCGTACTTGTAGGTCTGCTCGATCAGCTCGCCAGCCTTGGCGCTGCCGGGATCCATTTCGGACAGACGCCCGCGCATGACGACTTCCACGACGGTGGGCGCTTCGTCCTCTTCGGTCTGCACTGCTCCGGCAAACCGCAGCATCAGCGCGTCGTGCTTGCCTGCGCCCCACTTGCTCATCAGGCCCTTGATCCAGCCTGCGCCTTTCAGCTCGGCCTCCATCTTTTCCTGGCCCATGTCCAGATCGATTGGGCCGTTCATGCCGCCGCCCCGGTACTCCTCCATCTTGCGGGTGAGGGTGGGCAGGGTCACTTCGGGCATTTCGCCCATGTAGTTGGTGCCATCCACAAAGGTGGCGAAGTGGGTAAGTTTGCGTGGCAGTCCCATGGCGGTGTGCTCCTAAAGTTGGGTGGTTATTGGCCGGTTGCCACGCGCAGCGCGAAGTCGGCGTAATACTTGTCCGTGATGCGCTGCTGAAAGCCCAGATCTTCAAGGGGCGGCACGGGCGTGTAGTCGTAGTCAATCACCAGCTTGCCGCTCTTGAGGGTCTCGGTGGTGTTCACCTCGGTGTCATACCAGGCCTTGCCGTCGAGGATGTAGCCCTGTGCCTTGAGCGAGCGGAACCGCGCGTTGATGCCTTCGATGATGTCTTTCACCAGGCTGGGGTGCAGCGGCTTGTCGATGAACTCGAAATGCCCTTCTGCCACCGTGTCGGCCAGCACGTGCGCGGTGCGGGTGGCAGTCTCGAACCGGAACAATTCTTCGGTGGAGCAGGTGCGGCTCCCCCACAGGCGGTAGCCCTGATAGTTGATAAGCGTGGTCACGTTGCCTTCGTTCAGCAGCGTGGTGTCGCTGGCAGGGTTCTGCAGGTCAAAGTACACATCTTTGGTGATACCCACCGGGCCGTTCAGGGGCACATTCGACAGGCTCTTGTGCCAGCCTTGCTCCCGGTCGATTTTGGCGCGCAGGCCCATCGCGTAGGCCACCGCAGGCACTGGCACTGCTGCGTTTGCCTCGGTGTCCCAGGCCTTGAAGTCCGGCCAGATCACCATGGTTTCGCGCTTGCCGAACCCTTCGGCGTAGGCTAGAGCCTGGCTCACATCCTCCGCGCCGTGTGCCGACACGTAGGCCATAGCGCGCAGCTGCTCGGCTGCACTGGTGAGGGCGTCGGCTACAGGCTTGGTGTCGAGGCCAGGCGCACCCAGAATGCGGGGCTTCACGCCCAGTTTCTGCTGGGCGGTCAAAAGGGCCTGAATGCCCGTGCGGTTGCCGCCGGTGTTGGTGCCGATCACTAGACTGGTCTGCGCGGCTTCGGCCGTCACAGCGTCTTCACCTTCGCCGCTGGCAACGCCCACCCCTACACGTACCACAACCACCACGGGCCGGGCCTGCTCTGCGATGGCTCGCAGGGCTACGGGCAGGGTGCCATCCTGGCCCGCTTTGTCCAGCGCTTTGGCGATGTTGGTGAACAGCACAGGGGTGTTCAACGGGAACGCGGCAGCGTCGGCCGTTGGGCCTGTGGCAATGAGGCCGATAACGGCCGTCGAGACAATGCGCAGGGTGGTCGTTCCGGTGTTTACTTCCGAAACGCGCACGCCGTGGTGGTAGCCAGCGAGGGACATGGTGGAGCTTTCTTGGTGGGCTGATGGGCGATCTGCTGATGGTCACCCACTCGCGCGCGCAAAGCCACTGGTGGTGCCTGTGGGGCGCGCTTGCACACGTACAAACGCCCGCCGGGCGCATGGCCGGGCGGGCGTTGGTTGGTGGGGTGCGGTGTCAGGCGGCTGGCAGTGGGTCCGGTTCCTTCCACGACAGCGCACTGATGGCGATGCACACTACCGGCAGGGTGGGCCGCTGCCAGGTGGTGAAGTCCACCTTGTACCCGTAGTTGGTGCGAAGGCACAACGCCCCCAGGCGTCGCGTGGCGTGGAACTGGTACACGCCATTGTGGTGGCGCAGCACCCAGCCCGCGCGGCTGCGGCTGGTGGTTGGGTCGCCCCACACGTCCACTGGCTTGGCGTAGTCGGCAGAGTGGCCCAGCTGCACCGCCAGCGCTGATGCACGATTGCGCAGGCCCAGCCACACCCAGCGCGCCCACCGGCTGCGCGGGTGGTGGCCTGGCGCCCAGTAGCAAAGGGCGCGCGCCTCGGGCGTGTCGGCCAGCGGTATGGGCAGGGGCACGCCCTGGCCGGTGGCCGGGTCCATCACCCACTGGAACTTGTCGCCGTTGATGCCCACGTCATTGCCCCACCACCTGGCCCAGCGCGGCAGCTCGTCATCCTCCCACCGGGTCTGCAGCAGCGCGAAGGGCACCACCAGCGGCGCCAGCAGGTCAGCGGGCAGCATGACCAGGCCGCGCAGGGATGCATGGCCGAAGCAAAGGGCAGCGGCGCGGCGGTGGGCCATAGGCACGTCAGGCAGGCACAGCACCCACAGCGCGGGCACGGTGCACCAGATGACGACGACAGCGGCCAGGATGGACAGGCACAACAGCAGGCTCATGGCAGTTCCTTGGGTTGGATTGGGGAATCGAGAATTTCCAGCGCGCGGCCTGGCGCGATCAGTCCCACCGCTTCCAGGGCGTGCACGCCCTCGCGGGTTTCCGGGTCGTTCAGGTCGATGTGCTGGGCGGCGTTGACCTTGGACAGATAGCGGCGCACCTGCGCGGCTTCCACCGTGGCGCCGATGGATGCCAGGTCAATCTGCACCGCCTCGGGGTCGGTGAAGCGCGACAAGAACGCCTTGCGCGACACATCGCGGGGCACATGGGGCGGCTCGGGCTCGGGCAGTGGCTCGGCGGCCACGTAGGGCACCATCACCCAGGCCAAGCCGTTCCAGTTGGCGCGTGGCTGGCCCTCGGTGGTGGTAGTGGTCTGCGATGGCGGGGCCATGGGCACGGTGCGCAGCTCGGCGTCAGGCACGCCGCCCACGAACCACCCGTGCAAGTCGTACTTAAACGGCAAGGTACACCTCCTGTGCGTCAGGGTTGGTTTCGAAGCGATGGGCAGCAGTCACGCCAGTGCTGGCGGCGTTGAAGATCAGCCCAGTTCCGCCAGCTTTCGCGCAGATGGTTGGCAGCGCCTCAGTGCCGCGCCAGAAGGGCGGCAACCACTTGAACTTGATGCCGTCAGCGGTCGCCAGCAGTGCATTCCAGAAGTTGGTGCCGTCAGTGAGCTTCACCGGGATGTAAAGCACCCCGCCCATTTCTGCAGAGGTAGAGCCCAGCAAATTGACGCGCAGGCCGGTGGGCTCCATTTCGCCCAGGGCGCCCACGCTCCAGGCCGTGGCGTTGTCGGAGTACGCGGTGGAGATTGCGCCAGCTGCTACGGTGAACACGACGAACCGGCCGCCCACCGTGAACGCAGAGCGCGTGCCGCTGGGCATGGCATCCATGGCCGCAGCGTAGCCCGTAGCGCTGGCCCAGCCGTCCAGGCCATTGGCGCTCCACTCGGCTGCCGTGTAGAGGTCGCCCAGGGCCAGCCAGCGGGCGCCGTTGTTAAGAACCTTGTTCCACACCCGTGCGGTCGCAAAGTTACGGTTTGCTGGCGCTGGCGCAGCTGCCGACATCGTTTGGAACCCCGTGGTTCCCGACCCGCTCAGGCCGTAGACGTAGCCGCCCGCACTGCTGAAGGACATGCCGTTTGCACCGCCCCCCTGATACACCCATGTCACCCCGTTATCGACAGAGGTTTTCATGAAGCTGTTCCCCGCGTAGCTTGTCACGATGAACAGCAGGGAACCGGCGGCCAGCATCTTGCCCGCCACAAGGCCCTCGGATGTTCCGGCGTTTCTTGCCACCCACGTTTTCAGGTCGGTGCCGGTGTAGACGGTTGCGTTTGCCAGGCTTACCTGGCCGTCCGCCATGTACACCGCGCCGTTGTGCACGATGTTCTCGAACAGGTATTCAGGCGAGTTCACCGGGCGCATGCGGTAAGGGTTGATGAAGCGCACAGGCACGCCCGTGAACCGTCCCGCGCCGCTCCACAGAGGCCGGGTGCGCAGCTGCACGCCCAGGGCGGCCCGCGTGGCCTCGCCCTGGCGCATGGTTTCCGACAGGTTTGCAATGTCCATGGTCATGGGGTGATTTCCTCCACAGCGGTCAGGCCCGACAGGGCGCCGCCCGTGTAGTTCAGGGTTTCGGTTCGGGTGCGGCCGTCATAGACCGTCACCACCGTGGCCAGGCGCCCTTCGGCGTCATAGGTCAGGGTCTGCAGCGCCACCTGGCCGCCCACGGTGGTGGACAGGGTGGCGATGCGGCCCAGGCCGTCGCGGGTGATGGTCTGCAGGCTAGGGCCGTTGGCTGGCCCCAGGCCCAGGTGCGAGGGCTTGAGCGTGACGGCCGGGCCGGGTTGGCCGTTCACCACCCCCACCTTGCTGGCGGTCAAAAAGGCGACGGTGGTGTTCAGGTTGCCGATGCTGCCCTGCAGTGCGGCCACGGCGGCGGCCAGCTCGGCATCCGTCACGCGGCCCTCGATCAGCGCGGCCAGGGTGTCACAGGCGCTGTCCACCGATGCGAAGGCAGCGCGCAGGCGCAGCACGTCCTGTTCCAGCAGGTTCTGCGGGTGGGGCAGCTGCAGCCCGAGGGCGGGGGTGCGGTCATCCGTCATCACAGCACCACCGTGCGCAGGTTGGTCGCCCATGGCCGGGCGTTGAAGCCGCCGTGCACCGTGACCCGCAGGCGCAGCCGCTCGGCCGCGAAGTCCTGCAGCTCGTAGGTCAGCTCCATGACCCCGGCCGTCATCGCGCTGGATGACAGGTATGGCACTTCCACCCATGCGGCGCCTGGGGCGTCGGCCTTGGCGTGCACCTGCAGTGAGGTGCCTGCAGGCAGGTAGGCCTCCAAGGTGGCGCGCACTGTGACCACACCGCCCGCGCCCAGCATTGGGCTGATGTAGTCGCCCGCGTCCTGCAGCGAGCCCACCACCAGCTGCATGCCGGGTTCCAGCACGGCGGCAAAGTTGGCATCGCCGCGCAGGCGGGCTTTCACATTCACCGGGCCGGTGTAGCGGCTGGGCAGCTCCACCACCTGGCCGGGGGCGGCCTGCACGGTGTGGGCAATGCCGGTGGCGGCAATGTCGAACACGCACGCGGCGGCGGTGCTGGGCTGGTGGGCATACGCCTGCACGCACAGGTCGGTGGCGTCCACCACGTTGACGGTGCCCAGGTCGATCACCCGTTCCGCCTCGCTGTAGTTGGCTGCCAGCAGGGCAAAGGTCAGGTCTTGGTCTTGGTGCGCCGTCCACGTGCTGGCGTTGGAGCTGGAAAGCATCACGCCCACCTGGTAGGGCTGCGATGTGACCCAGCGCAGGGCGTTGGCGTCCCAGCCGCCCAGCTGCGCCAGGCTCAGGGCCGTGGTGTCGTCGTCGCTCAGCACCACCAGGGCGTATTCGCGCCCGGCCTGCAGCACGATAGGGCTCCATTCCGCCCGGGTGGCCGTGCCGTCCGTCTTGATGGCGGCGGGCAGCAGGCGCGTTTCGGTGAGGGTACGCGCCGTTGGGAAACCGTTCTCTGCCTCGCGCACCTGCACCAGCGCGCCCGTGGTGCCCTTTGCGGCAAACCACAGGTCAACCCCGGTGTTGTGCACGGGCGCATCCAGCATGAAGGTTTGCGCCAGCGGGTCCACCGGCTGCACGCGAAAGTAGATGATCTGCGACATTTCGCGGTCGGTGCGCTCGCCCTGGCCGGTGAACAGGGCAGACGCGGCGCTGCCGCCCGTGCCCCGGAAGTCCACCGCCTTGGTGCCTGCGGGCACGTTGGCCGGAATGGGGAAGGTTCCCGACAGCACGCCCTGCGCATCGGCCACCAGCGTTCCACCTGGCAGCGGCGCGGGCACCACCGCCACGCCGTCGAACGTGACGGATTGCAGGGTTTCGCCGGGGCCGAAATTCAGGTCAAAGCGCACATCGATCTGGCGCAGGTATTCCAGCGGCGATGTGGTCTGGCTGCGCACCTTGGCTTCGTCCATGCCTGCGGTGGATGCAAACCAGTTGATCGCCACGCTGGTGGGAAGGCCCCAGGTGTCGTAAACGTCCGTCCAGCGGTCCACTGCAGGCGTGAGAGTCACCGGCCGGGGCAGCGGGTCGAACGCGCTGTAAGGGTTCACCAGCATGGAACCCGTGCGCGCCAGCTGCGACAGGGCGGCGCGGTGGGCATAAGCCGGGCTCTGCCGGGTCTTGATGGCCGTGCCGATCTGGTGCACCGTGAAGTTGATCGGCAGGCGCAAGGCGCTGGCCGCGATCAGCGCGGTCTGCGGCTGGCCTGCGTCGCGCATGGCGTTGGACAGCATCGGGTCTGCGAACAGCCCTTTCTTGATGCCCGAGTACCGGCCCGAGATGTCCACGGCCAGGCGCAGCTCTGCCTGGTCCAGCAGGATGCGCGAGATCATGGCGCGGTAGTCCGCAATCTCCGACATGGGCACCATGCGCACGCCGTCCAGCGTGACTCGGCGCTGCGCGTCCCAGGTCTGGTAGACCGATGCGATGGTGAGCACGTTGCCGGGCACCTGCGGGGCGATGGGAATCCAGGGCGCAGGCACGCCGCGAACCCATGCAATATCCCCATCGGCCGACAGCGTGAGGCGGTCGATGCGGCGCAACGCGAAGTTATAGGACAACAGCACTGTGGTGCCAGCGACTGCGCCCGTTACGGTCAGGCCGCGCGAATCCACCTCTGTGGCTGCAACCACGGCGATGTAAAGGTACGTGACCTGATAGGTGCTGCCCGGTGCGGGCTCTGCACCGCCTGCGGCCCAGTCCACCTGCCCGGCCGTCAGCTTGTAGTCGGCGGGGTTGGCGAAGGTGGTGCCGCCTTGCTGGATCAGCTCGATCTGCTGCACGCTGTTGTCGGGCAGCGGGTCGGCCGCGCCCACAAAGCCACCGTGCACCACGTCCACCGTGCGGCGCTTGATGATGCGCACCTGCGGCACGCCCACCATGGGCCAGCGGTCGAAGTCGATACGCTGCGCGCCGTCCGTGGTGGACAGGTGGGGTTCGCTATCGATCCATTGCAGGTCCGGCTGCGCGTTGAACACCACGCGCCGCCCGCTGGGCAGCTCCAGCGCGGCGCCGTTGATGCGGGCCGCCCCTTCGCCCAGGTTGTAGACCTGTTCGCCCGTGGGCAGGTCGGCTGCCATGCGCAGCTCCATGCCGCGCACGATGTACGTGCCGCCGGTGCTCGCCACGTCATAGGCTTTGATTGCCGTGGTAACCGCGTCGATGTTGGGCGGCGCTTCCTTGGGGCGCACCCAGCCATCCTCCACCGTCCACACCGGGAAGAACTCGCCCGCCTGGCCGCTACCCTGCACGCCCCAAGCCAGCTGCACGCGCTCGCGGGCGGCGCCGGGTTCTTGGTAGCCATCCGTCCCCACGGCCGGATTCAGCAGCGCGGGGTCTTCCAGCTCGGTGATGATGTCGCGGGTCAGGTACACGCCCACGAACACCACGCCCACGGTGGCGATCAGCAGGGCAGCGGGCGGCACGCCGCGCACGGCGCCCGCCACGTAGATGGCGCCGCTCTCGCAGGTGGTGGCGCCTGTGTCGTGGTTCACGATGATGCCCGCGCCGCTGATGATGGAACCTTCCTTCATCAGAATGCCCGCGATACCCGCAATCCGTGCGTGCATGGCGCGCTGCACTTCGTTCAGCTCGGCACTCTGCAGCACCTTGTCCGCGCGGAACAGGTGGCGGTCGTAGTTCTTGGCCGGGTCGAACCGGTCATAAATGGCAAGTGGGTTTGCGCTCATGGTCAGAAGGGCAGGACGTATTCAAAGGTCTGGCGCACGGCGCCATTGCGGGTGAAGGCGGGCACACGCTCCAGGGTGTAGAGGCGGCCGGGCTGCGCTATCTGCGCGGGCGTGAAGTAGCGCTGGCCCGCAGGCAGGCCGCCCACCGGGGCGGCGCCGAAGGTGATCCCCAGTTCCCGGATGGTTTCGCCGTCCGCGTCCTCGAAGTTGAAGACCACGCGCACGTACAGCCACCGGGTGGGGCCAGCCACCACGGCGTATTTGCTGCCGCTTGGCAGCTCGATTTCTCCGGCCGGGTTGGGCTCCACGTAGCCCACGAACGTGGCGAGGCGGCGGCCCACTTCGTCCACCAGGGCGGTGGCGTTGCTGGGCTCGGGCTCTGCCACGGCGTCCCAGGCGGGCAGGCCACGGCCCCAGGCCAAATGCACGGGCTGTGCGGCCATGGCCATGGCCAGGGCAATGCGCCCATCGTCTTGCAGGGTTGCCATTTAGGTGCTCTCCGTTGATTTCGATTCGATGAAGACAGGGCGCCAGCGCATGGCGCCCCAGGTTCCGTTCCACCCCTGCGGCTGGGGCAGGGCTGGGGGCAGTTCGTCCATGGCGTCGGCGGTGCCTGCCAGCTCGGCAGTCGGCGCGCTCCATGGGGTTTTGTCCTGGGTGGCAGTGCCTGGCACACCGCCTTCACCCTGAACGCGCACATAGGTGGGGGCCTCGCCCCGCATCAGCTCGCCCAGGCCGCCGAACTCATTGGCGAGCAGGCGGGAATCCAGGCGCCAGCAGTCGAGCACCGCTTTGTCGTTGCGGGTGAGCTTGGCGACATAGGCGGCCAGGGCACCCGCTTGCGGCTGGCCTGCGGTGCTGGTGGTGGTGCCGGTGTGGCGGATGCCAAAGCTGGCTTTTACCGGCTCGCCGGTTTCCACGCTGATCCACACGCCCGAGGATTCATCAAGCTGGGCTTTGTCCAGCGGCTGGCCGCCATCGAGGCGCAGCGGGCGTCGGTCGTGCGCCCAGTACACGCGCCAGAAGCGCACATGGGCCGGAACCGAAGCGCGTACCACGTGGGCGATGCGGGAGATCTCTGCGGCCGTGGCAGGTCTGCCCAAGTCGATGTGCAGGAATGCACCGGCCTCGCTGATCCGGGCGTCTGGAAATCCCACCCAGCCCAGCACACGGTGCACGCTGGCAGCCGTTCCGCGTTCCAGCAGCCAGGGCATGCCTGCTGTTAGAAGCGCATCCACGCTGGGGAAGTAGGGGGCGAACTTGGCTACCTGCCACTGCATTGCCAGCCATGGCTGGAATTGCGGGTCAGCGCGCACCTTTGCCGGTTCGATGGCGTCTGCCATGTCACCCCAGGACGGCATGGATTCATCAACCGCGCGTTCTAGCTCGGTGGACTGTGGCGGCAGGATGTGTCGAGCCATGGCTACATCAGCCCCGCGTCGATCAGCTGCACAGCTCCCAGGGTCGGGAATTGATCGCTGAACAGGGTTGTGGTGGCTGGTGGCGCGTCTTCGCCTACATAGTCCACGGCCGCCACCCCATCGGCATGCAGCAAGGTGGTAACCCAACTGCGGGCGACAGTGCGGCCCAGTGCTGCGCGTTCTGCAAAGCCGGTCGCCAGGCGTTGCTGCAGCTTCTGCAGCAGATCTGGGGATGCGTCGGCTGTGCGCCAGATCCGCGCATGGATGTCCACTGGCCGGGGCGTTGCCGTGCCCACCGTGACCACCACGCCCAGCATGCGGGTGCCCTCGGAGTTGATCGCGGCCGCCACGGCGTCGGGCGTCTCGGTGTCCATGGAGTGCAGCCACAGCACCACATGCACATAGCCCGGGCGGGGCTGGATGGCATACGCTGCGCGCACGTTGGCGCTGGCGGTCATTGCCACCAGTGCATAGTGCTCTCCCGTGCCCTGGCCCGAAAGGGCGGCAATGCGCAGCTGGATCCGCACCCGCAGGCGCTCGTCGTGCTCGCCCGCCATGCGCGAGACCCCGAACAGGGCGCCCAGGTGGTCCAGGTCGGCGCCGGTCGCAAATGCCAGCAGGTGGGCGCGGGCGGCATCGTTCACCCGTGCGCGGAAAAGCAGCTCGCGGAACGCGAACGACTCCAGCAGCTTCACCAGTGGTTCAGATTCCAGATCCAGCACCGTGGCTGCCTCTGGGTAGCGCGCCAGCAGATCCGCCTTGATGTCGGCCACGATGGCCTCGAAGTCGAGCGGCTCAACCACCGCAGGGGATGGCAGGGCGCTGGTATCCAGAATGCTGCTCATGCTGCACCCCCAGCAGGCACGGTGAGGCTTAGCGCCTGGGGTCGAGCAGCTGCACGGCTCAGGTAGCTGCCGTACACGGTGACCAGCGCGCGGCCGGGGGTGGATGGCTCGCGCTCGATCTCGATGTTCGACACGGCCAGGCGAGGTTCCCAGCGCATCAAGGCACTGGCGGCAGCTGACAGCAGGCGCAGCTGGGTGATCTGGTTGTCCGGCTGATCCACCAGCATGGGCACCTGGCTGCCGTATTCGTGCCGCATCACGCGGGAGCCGATAGGGGTTGTGAGGATGTCCCCCACACTTTGGCGAAGGTGGGCCAGTTCGCCGATGGCCTTGCCGGTGGTGCGGTCCATCATGCTGGCGCCCCTGTCAGGTCAAAGCCCTTCGTCACGCCGGTGTGCTTGTGGTGCACAAGGCTCACACCTTGGGCCACGATATCCACGTTCGATGTGATCCGGTCGGGGCCGATGGTGAGGACCGCGCCGCCTCCGGTGATCGTCACGGTGGATCCTTCCATGTGCACGCTGGTGCTCGGCGTGCTCAGGGTGATGGACTCCATGCAGTACGCCGTCAGCGCGCCGCGCAACCACTCGAAATAGTTGTCTTCGTCCCAGTCGGTGCGGTCGCAGGCGGCTTGCTCACTGCCCTGTGGCATGGCGTCGCTGTACAGGCCCAGCAGCACCACGGCCTGGGCCAGGTCGCCGCCGGGCGCCAGCACGGTGCACTGTTCGCCTACAACAGCTGGATTCCAAGTTCGGCCACCTGCAACGCCACCAGCGCGCAGTGCAATCCAGGGCAGCCAGTCTGTGGTGTTGTCGCCTGTCTTGACGCGAACGCGGGCAGGTGCGGCCAGGCGCACGGCGGCCACCGTGCCTTTGCGCACGATGTTTTCCATGCGCCGCTGGGTTTCATACGGGCTTTCGGGTTGTGGGGTGGGCGAATCCATCCACTGATGGTGTCCGCGCGCGCGTGATAGCGCCAGCGCTTAGGCGTGTGGCAGGCGCCTGCACATGGTCAGCCCTGCAGGTGCTTCATCAGCAGCTGGGTGATGGCCTGCAGATCGGCGTCGGATATGCCCAGCAGCGGGCGCGCGGGGTAGTCGTACTGCGGCGGATCCGGGTGGTTCACAGCGTCGGTTTCGCCGTAGTGGTGCACGCGCGCAATGCGCTGCACGCGGTCGGCAAACGATACGGTGGCCTCGCTTGGTGTGGCTTGAGCGCGCAGGTATTTGGCGGCGGCCAGGCCGCGCATCATGGGGCCTGTCTTGGTGCCCCGCAGGGTCTTGGCGGGCGTTTTGCGCAGCTCCCAGGCGGTACCGTCCGGCCCCTGCTGGGCTCGCATGTTCTTTTGCTGACTGCGCCGCAGCTGCCGGGCCACGTTCAATGCCAGGCGCTGCTGCTCTACTGGGGAAAGGCGCTGCAGAAGCGCGCCCGCCCAGTTTTCCAGCGCCTGCATCGATGTCGCGCCACTCATGGGCTAAACCAGGCCTTTGCGGGTGGCGGTGTCAGATCCCAAGCGGCCAGCATCCGTTCGTCGCGCAGCCACAGCTCCCAGTGTTCTGGCTTGCACACCGTGCCGATGTGGCAAGGCTCTTCTGGGTGTTCCACCACCAGGCGGTGGGGGGCGTCTGGTGGGGCGGTTGGATCCGGCTTGACTATGGCCCGCTCGGTCAGCTGCAGCTCGATACCAAAATCCATCGTCGTGGTTGTCAGCGGCTCCACCCTGAACTTGATGGCATTGGCCCAGCGTTCGGGGTTGTCCATCTGTTCGGACTGGTTCCGCTTCATCCACGCAATGATGGGCACGATCACCGCGTCAGCATGCCCGTCGTAGTCAAGCACGATCACCCGGGCCGTGTACCGCCACTCGAATGACAGGCTGGTGGTTCCCGTGCTCACCACGGTGCCGTTTTCCGCCAGCACGATCAGGCGCTTTGGATCCCTGGCGAGATCTGGCAGGCACTGTGTGAGCAGTGCTTTCAAGCTATTGAGTTTGAGCATTTGCAGCCTCGATCATTGCGCGGGCGCTGTCGTAGGCGCGTTCGCAGGCCTGGCCACGGGCGCGGGCGGTATCAGCAATGTGCGCCAGCTCTCCCGCTCTGTCGTCAGCACGTCGCTGCAGCTCGGCAAGCAGCTCGGCGGGGCCGGTGTCTGGCGCGCACTGGCCGGAAGCGGCGCGAGCCTGGGCGGCGGCACGGTGCTGGGTGAGGTAGTCGGCAAGCTCGCGCTGCAGCCGGTTGCGAGCCAGATCAGCGCGAGCGCTGCCAGCACCAGCAGCAGCAAGGGCGACCTGTGCATCTTCGTGGATTTGGGCGACTTCATCACGGTGGGTGTCTCCAAGTTTTCGATACCGTTCCGATGTAGTGAGCGCAGCCCGCGCGGCGGTTGCACGCTCGGCATGCAGGGTGCGTTCTGCATGGGCGGTTTCCAGCCGTGCTTCGGCCAGTCGGATGCTCTGCATGGCCAATGCGAAGCCAAGGCCCAGCCCAAGGGCGAGCGCTGTGTATTTCCAGACGTTGGCTCGTAGGGTGGTGAGCATGTCAGCAGATCCCGTGCGGGTGGCCGCCGCAGAATGTGAAATAGGCAGCCGTGAGCGCGGTGACAGCCAGCACCACCACCACCAGGGCACCTACTGCCAGGGCCTTGAAGATTTTTTTCATTGCATCGCCATGCAGTCTGCATGCCTCTTTTGCTGGCGGGTCCATACGCCCTTGCAGCCCTTCGGCCCCCAGTTTTGCGGCAGGCGGCAATCCCGGCCGTTCTGAAACCGCCACGCTGGCAGGGCCTGGCAGGCACGCACGTATTCCCCGGCCAGCAGGTGGCGGCGCATGGAGCTGGTTCGCCAGTTGTCGATGCCGTATTGGCCGACAAAGTCCAGATACAGGTCATATTCGCCCGGGTACAGCGACACGCCGGGCAAGCTGGCCTTGAACCGTGCTTCTTCCTCGCTGTGCAGGTTGCGCGCCAGCTGCTGCGCCCGCTCGCGCGTGATGGGGGCATCTGACAGGCGCACGGGCGTGCCGTCTTCGTAGCGGGTGGACCCGTGGCCGATGGTTGGCACGTCGCCTGCGGTGGGCACGTAGGGGTGATGCACCACTGCGCCATCGGCTCGCACGCTGGTGGGGCCGTCGCCTTCTTCTTGCTGCCATGCCGCAAAGCCTGCAGCCGACAGGGTGAGGGCGGCTACGGCAATGCGCGCAATGGCCTGTTTCGTGGTCATCGCTTACCCCCCTTGGTGGGTTTGATCCAGTCGTACACCCAGAGCAGGCCGACTACCAACAGGATGAAGGGCGCAAGCGGCCATATCCACCACTTGTTCCAGTTCCCGTCCATCAGTCGGCCTTCACTTCAACGCCCTGTGCAGCACGGTGCCAGCGCCATGCCAGCCAGCCGATCTGCATCAGCAGATAAACGATGGTCAGGGCCGCCACTGTGTGGTTGATGGTCCAGCCTTCCGCAATGGATTTCCCCAAAACCACCAGCGGGGGGGTAGCTTTGGCGCCCTCGGTCAGCGCGTCCTTGATTACTTCTCTTGCCATGGGTCAATCCCAAAGTTGAATGAGTTTGCGAGGGGCCACGGGCGCGGCCACCAGCTTGACGGATTCACCAGCACCCAGCCCAGCGGCGCGCTTGGCAAGGCCTGGCGTTGCGGCCAGCGTGGCCTCCACCGTGCCAGCGGTGCGGCCCAGATGGCGATGGCACAGGCCTGCCAGCGTGTCGTGCTCATGCGCGCGCACGGTGGTGGTGGGGGGTGTGGCGCTTGCCATGGGCTAGATCAGCTCGATGGTGCTGCGCGCAATGCCCAGCATGTCGCTGATAGCCCACCGCTGGCGGCGGCGGTGTTCATCCATCTGCACCTGCAGGGATTCCAGCACCCGGGCTTCCTTCCCCATACCAGCGGGCAGGGTGTCCTGGGCGCGGTTGGCTTCTGCCAGGTCGGCCTGCAGGCACGCATGGACGGCCCGCCGGTAGCGCAGCACCTGTGCCGATTCGCCGCCTACCTGCGGGGCAGGCACATCAGCCAGGGCCGCATACCCCCAGCGCGTGCGCTGTTCGGTGGCCCAGGCCTGCAGTTCGCCATTCACGGTCAGCATTGCTGCCTGCAGCGCGGGAATCAGCCTGGCAGTCGTGACGGTGCCATCCAGAAGGCACGCGGCGCGCACTTCGGTGGGGTCCATGTCAGGCATCCACCCATCGTTTTGAACGGCGGGTTCTGCGGCTGGCTTGGGTGGGTTGATCGTTGCGACAAATGACATGATGGGGAATCAGGTTGGCGGTGGTCGGGGGCCTTGCAGGTGTTGCTGCACCGGGGTGCTGGCACTTGCGCGGCCCCCGAGCCGCCAGGGTGCGGGGTACGCTCTTTGGGGATGGCCGGGTTCAGGCGCTGGCGCCCTTGTCCGGCCCTCCATCGTTGGGGGTGGAGTCAGCTTTTTTGATCTGATCCACGGCGCGCTCCAGGCGCTCGATATCCTTTTTCACGCCCACCTTGTCGTTCAGTTCCATGGCGCGGCGCAGGTGCTTCAATGCGATACCGGCAACGTCTGGCGGCAGATCCTTGGGGTCGGCGTCGTTCGTGCTGGTCTTGCCCATGCAGGCCCAGCCGATGGCCTTGTGCAGCTTTGCCCGGGCCTGGTCGTGCGCGTCATGGTCCTGGGTGAGCATGTCCACCTTGGCGAGGTAGGCCAGCGCGTCGGGGCCGGTCAACTTGCCAGCAATGGCGGCTTCGCTCACTTCGTCCAGTAGCAAGGTGGGCAGCGTGCGCTGGTATTGGTCTGGCAGGGCCACGGCGTGGCGCAGCGCGTATTCCGCAAGGGCGAGCGCCTGCGCGAAGTTGCCCACGTCGATGTGCCACACCAGCAGGGTTCCTACCACCACATCCTGGCCGCCAGCGTCGGCCTGCAGCACCCCGTCAAGGTACGCTTCAAAGTCGCCCAGCATGGTGCGCTTGGCTTCGATCTTGCGTTCCACCGATTGGATATTTTTCAGCGTGCGCACGTGGGCGTACAGCTGGGCTTTCATCAGTTCGTAGGCGGTGCCGGTGGGCTCGCCGTGTGGATCTTCGGCGCCAGTGGCGGCGGCCACAGCGGCCAGCACCATGAGCCGGTGCCGTTGTGCTGGTGTTTGACGCATAGGGCTTTCTCACAGGTTGGGCCGCCGCGCAGGTGGCAGGCGGCCCAGGGTTTCAGATGGCGATCAGGTCAGGCGGTACCGGCTCAGGGGGCCGGTGCGTCCAACACTTCGATGTTTTCCACCAGGGCGCACAGGCCGTAGTCTTCGATCACGTAGGCGTCATTGCTGGATTCGTAGAACTCCACGCGGTCTTTCTCGGGCTTGTCCACCACGGCACGGCGGCGGGCGCCGTCTTGGTAGTAGATGGACAGGTTGTCCAGGCGCGTTACCAGAACTTTGCCCGCCGGGAAGTGGGGCGCCACCATGGCCTGCAGCCCGCCCAGGCGGCGCTGGCTGATGACGATGTCAGCGGCCAGGCGCTCAGTGGGTGCGTCGTTGTCGGCCACCAGCGGATACAGCTTGTCGTGCATGAGGTCGCGCCCCACGATGGCTACCAGAAGCGGGTCTTCTGCAAACCACGGATCCAGCAAAGACTTGTAAGCGTCGTAGACCAGCGCATCGAGGTTCTTGTAGTCGGCGTCCGCGTGGGTGCCGTAGCTCACCTTGTTGGCGACAGCGCCCTGCACCATGACACGGGCGGCGGCATTGGCGCGCAGCTTCTGCAGCCAGCCGATATTCACGTCCTGCAGCAGCGGATTGGCTGCACGGTTGGTGGTGGCGGCTGCGCTGGTGCCGTTGAAACCAATCATGATGCGGTCCAGCGCGCAGCGCTGCAGGACCGAATCACGCACGCGGTTCTGGAAGTCCGGGAACTTGGCCCAAGCGTCCAGGGTGGCATAGCGCAGGTGCGTGTCGTAGTTGGTTTGCTTGCAGGCGTAGCCATCGTCGGCAATCGAGGTGGCGTCCTGCGTGCTGCGTGTGCCCGCGCCGCTGGTGTCGGTACGGCTGGCGATGGTGCCGGACACGCCCAGGCCCAGCTTTTCGCCGGTCTGCTCTGTCACGCCGATGATGTTGATGCGCTTCAGGAACTCGCTCGATTCCTGAATGCGGGTTTCCAGCTTCTGCTGCACGCTGGGCGCAGCTGCGAACTTCTGGGTTGCGCTGGGCACGCCGTTCAGTTTCGCTTGGTTGTCCAGGTAGCCGTTAAATGCCAGGCGGGTAGTGGTACGCATGTGAAGTGCTCTCGGGTAGTGAATCGGTGGTTTGGTGCGGTTGCTCAGCAGTCAGCCATCACGGCACCGCTGCCGCCGGTGGCTTCTGGTCGGCTCGCCCCGCCGGGCGTGTTGTTGAGCTTCTTCACCGTCTCGGTGAAGTCTTCCTGCAGCTTGTTGAACTTCGCGGCCAGATCGCTCAGCGCGGTGGCGTCTTTGGCCTGCTGTTCAGCAAAGGCCTTAATCACCGTGTTGGCCTGTGCCAGTGCTGCCTGAACGTTGGCATCCACCACCCCGGCGCTGTGCTGCACCGGTTTGGGGTCCGCTGGTGGCTGGGTGCCGGTGATCTTTTCCAGCGCCTTGCTGAACATGGCGACGACTGCAGCCAGTGCGCCGCTTTCGCCTGCCGGTGCCGCGTCTTCAAACTCCAGCTCCAGGGGCACCGCTTCGCTGAACAGCGCTGCCTTGTCGGTCTTGCGGGCGGCCAGGGGGTTGGCGCTGGCGCCTGCGGCAAACGCCAGCATCTCGGTGCCCAGGCTGGCGGGGCTGTCCGTCACGGCCAGGCCGGACAGGTAGGCTTCGCCGCTGTCGGCAAACTCGGGGTGGACTTCGATGGACGTGTAGAGCTTCTGCTTTTTCTTGTTCATCTCCACCAGGGCGGGCAGCGGCTCGATCTGTGCGAACAGGGCCAGCTTGCCGTCTTCAACCTTTCGGGCCTCCACAGCAGTTACATCGCCCAGGGCGTCAAACGGGCCGCCGGGCACGGTGCCCCGGTAGTGCTCCAGCCACACCCGGGCCGCGTAGGTGGCGCGGTTGAAGTTCTTGGCCATCTGCTCGATCCACTTGCGTTCGATCTTGCGGCCGTCAGTAGTGGCGCCCTCGGTTGCCACGCGGAAAAATTTCGACTTGCTTGCCATGTTGGTGGGTCCGGTAGTTGGTTGCTAAATGGCCCACACGTTGCGGTTTGCGGGCAGGTGTCTATGGTTGCCCGGCCCCTGTGCTGCGGCAATCGCTTTGCCCTGTGGCTGCGCTTTGCACAGTGCTAAGGGGGTGCGCGCGCGCGGGGTGCGCCCTACGCTCCATGGCTTATGACTGCCACCACGGCCGCCTCGGGCGCCCACGCCAATCCATTTCCGTTTCCCGCTGATGTCCGCTCTGCCGGTTCTGACCCGGCGGGCGCGCAGCTGCTCAGCGATCTGGTGGACGGGGGCGCAGGGTCGCGCAGGCATGCCCGCGCCCTGTACTGGATGGGCTGGCGAATCACCCACATCGCCGATTACCTGGGCGTGCCCCGCACCACGCTGCATGAATGGGCGAAGGCGGAAAAGTGGGCAGAGGCGAAGCCCTTGGAACGGGTGGAAGGCACGCTGGAAGCCCGGCTGTGCGCGCTTATCAACAAGGACGGCAAGACGGGCGGCGACTTCAAGGAAATCGACCTACTGGGCCGACAGATCGAGCGCATGGCCCGGGTGCACCACTACGAAAAGACGGGCAAGGAATCGGATCTGAACCCGGAGATCCGCAAGCGCAACGATGGACCCAAGAAGCGGCCAGAGCGCAACCACTTCACCGAAGACCAGGTGGAAAAGCTGAAAGCGGCGTTCCTTGATGAGCTTTTCGACTATCAGCTGACCTGGTGGCAGAACATCCTGCAACGAACGCGGGCCATTCTGAAAAGCCGCCAGATCGGGGCCACGTTCTACTTTGCGCGCGAGGCTTTGATAGATGCTCTGGAGACGGGGCGCAACCAGATTTTTCTATCTGCGAGCAAGGCCCAGGCCCACGTCTTCAAGCAATACATCCGGTCGTTTGCCCACCAAGTCTGTGATGTGGAGCTGGCTGGTGATCCCATCGTGTTGAGCAATGGCGCGGAACTGCACTTCCTGGGCACCAGCGCCCGCACTGCGCAGAGTTACCACGGGAATCTTTACTTCGATGAGTTCTTTTGGACCCACAATTTCACAGAGCTGAACAAGGTTGCCAGCGGCATGTCCATGCACAAGAAGTGGCGCAAAACCTACTTCTCCACGCCCAGCAGCATCCAGCACCAGGCGTATGAATTTTGGAGCGGCGAGCGGATCAACCGCAAGCGCTCCAAGGCTGACCGCATCGAAATCGACATCACCCATGACAGGCTGGCCAGGGGCTTCACCGGCGAGGACAAGATCTGGCGCCAGATCGTCACGATCTTGGATGCAGAGGCGGGCGGCTGCGATCTTTTCGACTTGGACGAACTTCGCTTTGAGTACAGCGACGAGGAGTTCGACAACCTGCTGATGTGCGGGTTTGTGGACGAGTCGTTCTCTTCGTTTCCCCTGGCCGAACTGCTGCGCTGTCATGTGGATAGCTGGGAAGCGTGGACCGACTGGAAGCCGCACACCCAGCGCCCGCTGGCGTGGAAGCCGGTATGGGTTGGCTATGACCCCAGCCACACCGGCGACGCAGCGGGCCTGGTAGTGCTGGCGCCGCCAGAGCAGCCGGGCGGGAAATTCCGGGTGCTTGAGCGCATGCAGTTCAAGGGCGCCGATTTCGAGGCACAGGCCGAAGCGATCAAGAAGGTGACCCTTCGCTACAACGTGGCAAACATCGTGATCGATACCACCGGCCTGGGCGAAGGGGTGTTCCAGATCGTGAAGCAGTTTTTCCCGGCCGTGCGTGGCCTGCGCTACACGGCCGATGCCAAGTCGCGCCTTGTGTTGAAGGCCCAGAGCGTGATTCGTGCGGGCCGCCTGCAGTTTGACGCTGGCGACGTGGATCTGCAGCGCAGCTTCATGGCTATCAAGCGCGAGGTGACAGGCAGCGGGCGGGGTGTGACCTACGCAGCCGGGCGCAGCAATGACGCGGGCCACGCTGATCTGGCTTGGGCCTGCATGAACGCACTGGATATCGAACCGCTGGAAGTAACCGCCACGGGCGGGGCCGTTCGCAGCATTTTGGAGATCAACTAGATGAGCACTGAACACACGCCTGCAAAGGCTGAACAGCCAGTTTCGGCCACAAACTCAGCGGCGCCGCAGGCCTTCACTTTTGGTGAGCCCGAAGCCGTGATGGATCGGCGCGAGATCCTTGATTACGTGGAGTGCTGGCTGAACGGCAACTGGTACGAAACGCCGATTTCTTTCGATGGCTTGGCGCGCAGCCTGCGGGCTGCCACGCACCATGGCAGCGCGGTGCACTTCAAGGCCCAGGTGTTGGCGAGCACCTTCCGCCCGCACAAACTGCTGTCGCGCGGCACGGTGCACAAGTTGGCGTTGGACTTCATCACCTTTGGCAATTGCTACCTTGAGCGGGTGCCCAGCCGGTTGGGCGACACGATGGAGTTTCGCCACTCGCTTGCCAGGTACACGCGGCGCGGCAAGGCGGCGGGCAGCTACTGGTTCGTGCGCGGCTGGCAGCAGGAACATGAATTCCCGGCGGGCTCCATCTGCCATGTGATCGAGCCGGATGTGAATCAGGAGATCTATGGGCTGCCCCAGTACCTGGCCGCGCTGCAGTCGGCCTGGCTGAATGAGTCGGCGACGCTGTTTCGGCGGCGCTACTACAACAACGGCAGCCACGCGGGCTTCATCCTGTACCTCACGGATCCCGCACAGAACCAGGATGACGTGGACGCCATGCGCGCGGCCCTCAAAAGCTCCAAGGGCGTGGGCAACTTCCGCAACCTGTTTTACTACTCGCCCAACGGCAAAGAAAAAGGGATTCAGCTGATCCCCATCGGCGAGGCCGCCGCAAAGGACGAGTTTTTCAACATCAAGAACGTGAGCCGTGATGACCAGCTGGCCGCCCACCGCGTGCCCCCGCAGCTCATGGGCGTCGTGCCTGCGAACGCGGGCGGCTTTGGCGATGTGGTGAACGCGGCGAAGGTGTTTGCCCGCAATGAGATCCAGCCGCTGCAGACGATCCTGGCTACGGCGATCAACACGTGGGCCGGGGAAACCGTGGCGGCATTCGACCCCTACCAGCTGCCGTCCATTGAGCCCGCAGTGGGGGGCGGTTTGGTGAAGTAGCCGCAATGAAAAAAGCTCCCCACCGTGAGGTGTGGGAGCTTTGCTATATAAATAATAGCTGCTAGCGCTTATCTATCAAGCGCTAGAGCCCAATTTAATCAATATACCAGCCGGGCAGGCGCCCTTCGCCAAGCGCCTCCAGTTCCTTGGCAATCTCTTCCAGGTACGCCGTCATGGGGTGCAGCAGACCGGACAGCCGCGCTTGGGTGCCGGGCGTTTTGTCGTCAATCATTGCGGCAATGCCAAAGGGCAGCACCCGCAGGGCCTCTGCAAGGTTGCTCAGCTCGCATTTGCGGTGGTGCAGCACATCAATCACGGCCATGGGCAGCGGGCTCAGGCGCTGGTGGCGGGCGGTGTGGGCAGTGCGGTTCATGGTGCTACCCCCAGCGCCTCGGCGCTCTCGGTGGGAATGCCCGCTTCGTCGTTCACCTTGCACAGCGTTGCATACAGAGTGCGCCGGGCATCCGGGTCACTTTGTGCCAGCAGTTCTTGCAGGGTCTGACGGCTGGCCTCGTGCAGCTTGAGCTTGCGGTTTACCTCGCGGTCGATCAGATGCTTGGGGGTTGATGGGTCAACCAAGGGTTTGAGTTTGTATTGCATCTGAGTCATGCTGCACCGCCCTTCACCGCCTCGAAAACCCAGCAATGGATGGTGCCAGTCACCACCACACTGTTCACGGTGCGCACGTCCATAAACCGGGGTGCCTGGCTCTCGCGCAGGCCTTGTTTCAGCAGCGGGCTGGGCGCCACACGCATGCCATGGGCCGCTGCCACCTGGGCAAATTGCTTGAGGTTGATGGCAATCAGCTCGGGGTTGCGCGAGTGGTTCACCTTCACCCCCGCAGCCAGCAGCGCGTGGTACACGGCCCAGAACTCGGTGGCCGCTTCGGGCTGCGGTGGCGCCTCGCTGCCCATGGCGGTCAGGGGCGGGGGTGTCTGCCCCAGGTCGGCATACACGCGCCGCAGTTGCTCATACAGGTCTTGCCGCAGCTCGGGCACCTTCTCGGCCTTCAGGCGGTCCACGATCTTCCAGCCCTGAACCTGCAGCGCCACCAGCTGTGCAGTGGGCAGGCCGGTGGCTTGGCCGATCATGGCGTTGGACCCTGCGGCGCCCATCCTGCCAGTGGCCAGCGCGTCGAACGTCCGGATCACCTGCAGGTGAAAGGCTGGGCTGATCCACATGGCGTAGGCGTAGACCAGTTCGCGGGCGACGAAGGTGCC